ATGGCATCAAAGGCGAAGCAGACTCAAAACAAGTCTACGTCCAAGTGCCATGCATGGAGATGTGGCAAGAAACCTGTCCAGTGCTTACAGAAGTTCGCACTTGGTTCAAGGACAAGGCCCTGGAAGACATGGGTCGCAAGTATTGGAAGAAACGCAGTTATATTTTCCAGGGTTTCGTTCGTGAGAATCCTCTTGCCGACGACAAGACTCCAGAGAACCCAATCCGTAGATTCATCATTGGTCCTCAGATCTTTACCATCATCAAAGGCGCATTGATGGATCCAGAACTGGAAGAATTACCAACAGACTTGTTGCGTGGCTTGGACTTCCGTATCACCAAGACCAGCAAAGGTGGGTTTGCTGACTACAACAGTTCAAAGTGGGCACGCAAAGAATCAGCTCTGTTAGAAGCCGAACAAGCCGCAATTGAAAAACATGGCCTGTTTGATTTGAGCACATTCTTGCCCAAGAAGCCAAGCGAAGCCGAAGTCCGGGTCATCAAGGAAATGTTTGAAGCTTCAGTGGATGGCCAGACCTATGACACAGAACGTTGGGGCCAGTATTTCCGCCCAGCAGGTGTCAATGCTCCAGCTGGTGGATCCGGTACCACACACACCGACGAAGATGCTCCAGCTCCTGCGGCCAAACCAGCTCCAGCAGCGGCCAGCAGTTTTGACGACGAAGATGACGCACCAGCAGTAGCGTCGGCTCCGGTAGAAGCCAAGCCTTCGACTCAAAAAGCCGAAGACATCTTGGCCATGATCAGGGCACGTCAAAAAGCCTGATCGATGTTGTCACATCTGGATCGCATTATATTTCCAGACCGCTGTGAGGTAATTGAATTAGAACCCTCACAGCGGTATGTCTATGTTATTTTTAAAAATGGATACAGTAGTTTTGAGACTTTTAAAATAACAAATCCTCGACGAATTATGGTCAATCAACAGATTCAAAAGTTGACCAACATTGATGTAATTGTTCGAGATCCTCAAGACAGATTGATATCTGGAATCAACACATTTATACAACAAACTGTTAGAGACAATCCAGACCTTGATCCAATCACTGTGGAATGGTTTGCCTTGAATTATTTTAGTTTAAATCGGCATTATGCTTCACAATTTTCTTGGCTGTTAAATTTAGCAAGATATTTAAATCCCGATACAACATTGAATTTTTTACCAATGTCAGCTGTTGGCGACATTACTGGTTTTGACAGGAAACCTATAGGAATTCAACAAGCACCCAAAGAATTGATCGAACAAATTAATCTAACAACAAACAACAAGATGTATCAACGAATAGACACAGTTATATTTGGTTGCATTGGTCAGTCTATGACGTTTACCCAATTATTGCAACATATAAAAATCGTTGATTCACCTGCATATGAATATGTGATTGGGTATGCACAACAAATTTTAAATCCAACCTATGTATTGTCCTAGACTTGATCATTTTGTGAGATTTAATTCCAATGGAACTGTAAGTCGTTGTGGGCACATGATCAATGCTCCACAATTTGATAACTTGTCCGACATGGAGTCCAGTACTTGGTTGGCCAAGACTCGAGAAAAAATGTCTGCCGACAAGTGGCCCGCCGAGTGTGCAAGATGTCAAGAAACCGAACCTGATAGTATAAGGCAGTATGCCATTGATTTAGACAAAAATTCCGATCGGCCTGACTATCTACAAGTAGGCGGGATACTGGACAATGTTTGTAACGCAGCCTGCTTGAGTTGCAATGAAACCTTGAGCACCCGTATAGGCAGCCTGAATGGACGAGGATTTCCTGTGTACAACAATCTTGATCACTTTTGGAATTTGCCACAGGAACGCATAGTTCATTTGGATATCAATGGTGGGGAACCTAGTTATAGCAAAAACTACAAAAAATTATTGGCCAACTTGCCGCCTAATCTACGCACACTACGGCTCAACACCAACTGTAGCACAGTGTTACACGAACTCACAGATATTGCTGATCGCGGCATTGACGTCACGGTCACAGTCAGCTGTGATGGCATAGGTGACATACATGAACTCGCCCGCTGGCCCATAGCATGGCAGACATTCTATGACAATCTCATGCATTACAAAACCATGCCGGTTACACTTAATCTGTGGACCACAGTCAGTGCGTTGAATGTGGATGACCTGCCCAACATACAGTCTTTCGCGCGACATCACAATATAGACCATAGTTGGGCCTATCTCAAACACCCGCATGAACTGTCAGTGGATAATCAAGACCTTGAATCCAGACAAACATATATACGCAAACAAAAACAGTTACGAGGCATAGAATGAAAATAGCAATAACTGGACACACTGCTGGTATTGGTCAGGCCTTGGCCAACCTGTACAGTCAGCAAGGGCACGTGATAATAGGTCTCAGTCAGCGTGAAGGCAACAACATCAGAAATATTCCAAAAATCTGTGATCAAATTGAGCCCTGTGACATGTTTGTGAACAATGCCCAGTCTGGATACGCACAGACAGAACTGTTGTTTGAAATGGCGCAACGTTGGTCTGGAACAAAAAAACACATCGTGGTTGTCAGCACACAGATGACACAAGATCCTGTCAGTCCATTGCCCGGGTTAGACATGGATCAATACAGGATACAAAAAGTTGCCCTGGAAGAAAGTGTCAAACAAATAAGAAATCGCAGACTACAAATCAGACTGACCACGGTGCGTCCTGGCAACATAGCTACCAGCCCTGACAAAACCGTTCCGCCTGCGGCCGACGTGGATAATTGGGCAAGGAGCTTGATAGAAATTTTTGAAACAGCAGAAAAAAATAATTTACGAATAGCAGATATCAGCTTAGGACCATTATGAAAATAGCAATTACAGGACACACATCTGGACTTGGTTCAGAATTTAAAAAAACATATGAAGCCGACGGGCATGATGTAATAGGATTTAGTCGTAGCAATGGATATGATTTGCGAGATTGGAGTCGTATGCAGGAAATGCTAAAACAAGTCAACAGTTGCGATATGTTTATTAGTTGTGCCAAGCCAGATTTTGTACAGACAACTATTTTATATGAGTTGTGGAAACAATGGAAGGGGCAGAATAAAATTATTGTAAATATTAGTTCTATTTTAACATATTACCCAACGTGCCCGTCTAATTTGTTCAACGATCCAATGATGGATTTATATCGAAATTCAAAATTATCATTGAATGAAGCTACTATGCAATTGACATTTAAAAATCCGTTGCCTAAAATTATGTTGATAAAACCAGGACATTTATACAATCAACCTATGACAGCAGAACAAGAATTATCATTGTCGACCTGGGTCGACACTTTCAAATCCATGGTAAAGTTGGCTCAAGATAATAACCTTAACATATCAGAACTTACATTAAACTAATGACACCAAAAGAATATTTAACCAAAAAAAGTTTTTGCACGTTACCCTGGTTAGGGGTTTACATACAGCCAGACGGTGATGTAAGAAATTGTGCTATTACTAATACAACCTTGGGCAACATAAACACCCAACCATTGAATGATATACTACACAACGAGGTAAATCAAAATATCAAACAAGATATGTTAACCGATGTGATGCATGAACGATGTGGGCATTGTCATGTGTTAGAAAAAAATCAAAAATTTAGCACCGAATCTGTAAGTAATCGAATTTGGTATTTAAAAACATTACCTATCAAAGATTTAAGCTTTTTTGATAAAACTGATAACTATCGATTAAAAATGTTAGATCTTCGTTGGAAAAATACCTGTAATTTTGCCTGTGTGTACTGCGGACCTGATTTAAGCAGTAAGTGGGCAAGCGAATTAAATCTACCACAACACATAAACGATAGTGCATTACAAGAATCGTTAGATTACATTTACAACAACCTTGATACTGTAGAACACATTTATTTGGCCGGCGGAGAACCGTTGCTTATTAAAGAAAATATAGTATTGTTAAACAGAATTAAAGAAATTAATCCAGAAGTAGAAATACGAATCAACACTAATTTAAGTATAATCGACAATGAGATTTACAATCTACTTAAAACATTTAAAAATGTACACTGGACTGTCAGTGTTGATGGAGTTGGGGATGAATTTGAATATGTTCGCTACGGTGGATCGTGGAATCAGTTTGTTACAAATTTGAATCAATTACAACAAGATTTTGAAAAAATTAATTTTAATTCTACTTGGTGTATTTTAACAGCGCACGGTGTTTTGGATTGCATAGATTTTTTGCAAAATTTAGGATTTCACGAGCATACCTTTATTGTCAACCCATTGGATAAACCCAGAATGTGGCACGTAGGAAATTTGCCCGATCTGGCATTAGAACAACTTGCACAAAGAATTAAGAGTAAATTGACATCAGCTGCCCCTGAGTATTCTCTTTACAATTCGTTGAATTTAATGTTAAACTATATATCAACACCGATTGAAAAAAATATAAAAGAAACATTTGACAAATTAAAACAAATAGATCAAAGAAGAAATCTTGACAGCAGCAAAATTTTTACAGAATTATACAAATTACGAGAGGAAAACTAACATGGGTAAACCATTTGACGTAAGCAAGTTCCGCAAGGAAATCACAAAAAGCATCGACGGATTGTCGATCGGATTCAATGATCCCACAGACTGGATTAGCACAGGCAACTATGCCTTGAACTATCTAATCAGCGGAGACTTCAACAAAGGTATTCCCTTGGGCAAAGTCACTGTGTTTGCTGGAGAATCAGGCGCAGGCAAGAGCTATATCTGTTCTGGCAACATTGCCAGAAACGCACAGGAACAAGGTATCTTTGTGGTGCTGATTGATTCGGAAAACGCCTTGGATGAAGATTGGCTCAAGGCCTTGGGTGTAGATACCAGCGAAAGCAAACTGCTAAAACTTAGCATGGCCATGATCGATGATGTGGCCAAAACTATTAGTACATTCATGGCTGACTACAAGGCCTTGCCCGACGGCGAGCGTCCCAAGGTCATGTTTATCATTGATAGCTTGGGCATGTTGCTGACACCCACGGACGTTAACCAATTTGATGCAGGTGAAATGAAAGGTGACCTGGGTCGTAAACCCAAGGCACTCACCGCACTTGTCCGTAACTGCGTCAACATGTTTGGTAGTTATAACGTAGGCCTAGTATGTACAAACCATACATACGCAAGTCAGGACATGTTTGATCCTGACGACAAGATCTCAGGTGGACAAGGCTTTATCTATGCCAGCAGTATCGTGGTGGCCATGAAGAAAATGAAGCTCAAAGAGGACGAGGACGGCAACAAGATCAGTGAAGTCATGGGCATCCGTGCCGGTTGCAAGGTAATGAAAACACGCTATGCCAAACCTTTTGAAGGCGTGCAGGTCAAGATTCCTTATGAGACAGGCATGAATCCCTACAGCGGTCTCGTGGACTTGGCTGAAAAGAAAGGTCTGCTCAAGAAGGATGGTAACAGACTTATGTTTGTTACTTCGGATGGTGAGATCATCAAACAGTTCCGCAAGGCCTGGGAAAGCAATGAAGAAGGGTGCTTGGACAAGGTCATGGCTGACTTTGCAAATCAGAAGGAAACGGTAAGTACTGAAGAAACAGCCACGGAGGAATAATAGATGTCAGCAGATTTAAGTAAAGAAATTTGGAACGAACTCAAGCGTTATGTAAACCCACAAGATCGTAATGAAGCAGCAGAAACTCTGGTGTCAGTCCTGATTGACAACGACGTGTCAGCCGATGAAATCAGAGATGCATTCAAAGGTGACGGTGAAATCAAGCGTGCATTAACGCATTATCTCAAAGATCACGCCGATGACGAAGACGAAGACGAATATCTGCATGATGACGACGATGCCGACGAAGATTACTGATAATCAGTATTATTGTTCACAAAAATTTTGGTGGATGACTGTAGAACCAGAGAGACGTTCTATGTCGAGTTGTTGTGCTGCATCAACAGAAAAAATAGATCTTAACTGGTTAAAAGATAATCCCGGGCAACTGTTTAATACTCCCAATCTACAACAGGAACGGCAACAGATGTTAGAGAACGATCCTGTGGCCGGTTGTGAAGATACCTGTTGGCGGGCTGAACGTGCTGGACTACCAAGTCGTCGCACCAGAATGGGATCCACGATAAAATCACATCTAGATGTGATTTCGTCCCCAACTGTGTTACACATAAATTTAGGCAGTGATTGTAATTTGACCTGTAGCTATTGTTGTAAACAATATAGCACAGCATGGTTACGTGACATCAACACACATGGGCCATATCTGGATGAAACACGTTTCCATATCAACAACAATGATCGCATGGTCCTACAACTTGGTCAAAATGCAATCAAGTCCAGCAACAGCTATCAACTGATACTCAATGAAATAAAAAATATCAAGACAGCCACAATGATTGAAATCAGCGGTGGCGAACCCTTGCTGTACAACAAACTGGACGAGCTTGTGGCCAGCCTGCCGGGCCCGGTAAACATATTCACAGGCCTTGGAGTTGATTCCAAGCGATTAAAACGTATTCTGGATACACTGCCTGACACAGTCACGTTTACAGTCAGTGCTGAAAATACAGGTAAATTGTACGAATTCAATAGATATGGAAATAGCTGGAATAATTTTTGTAACAATCTAACACTGATAAAACAAAAATTTGATTATAAATTTTGTATGGTATTGAGCAATTTGACCATACATGGTATGGAAGAATTTAAACGAGATTTTGGAACCGGCAAAGACATTGTAAATTTATGTACAGACCCAATTTATCTCAGTGCCAGCGTGCTGGATACAGAAAGTAAAACAATATATCAACATGCCTTGCCTGAGTTCCATGACACAGTCACAGTTGAGTATCAACCAGAACAAAAACAAAAATTACAACAATATGTTTATCATTTTGTCAAAAATAGAAATTTAGATTTAAATATTTTTCCTAAACATTTTATCAATTGGATGAATCAATGATCAACACTCTAACAGGATTGTTATATGTGGTATAGTCGAGTAGTTGCGGATTTAGGTGCCATTCCGGATTTTATAGCCTACTACGAAAAAGAATTGGAAGATGCCAAACGTGATGTGCGTGTGGGTGGGTTGATTGAAAAAAACATCAAAGAACTACCGGGCATAACTGAACACAGATTCAATCAACTGCAAGAGATCGAAGCCATATTGAATCATCTCAACATACAGTTGAGAAAGATACGCAGAAAACATTTCCAAAAATATTTAGAGGGCTATGCCCGTGCCCTGACTTCGAGAGATGCAGAAAAATACGTGGATGGCGAGGATGAAGTGATCGACTTTGAAACCATAATCAACGAAGTGGCCCTGCTACGCAATCGCTGGTTGGGTATCATGAAAGGCCTGGATAGCAAATCATGGATGAGCGGACACATTGTTAGATTGCGCACTGCCGGCATGGAAGACATACAGCTATGAAATTTGTCTATCCTGGCGACAGCCATCGTCACAGTCTACAGGTGTTGAATGCCTTGTATGAATACGACGATTTCATGGAAAGTATTGTTACAGTGGCAGACTTGGGGTGTGGCTCAGGTGAGGATCTAGAATGGTGGGCCACCCGTACCACTCGTGAAGATAATCCACAACCATTGAACATACAATGTCAAGGTATCGACCTGCTAGAGCAGTTGCCCATGGCCAAAAAGCATGACAACATAACATATCAGCGCACAGATTTTGAAGGCAAGATACATGCACCGCAAAAAGGTTTTGATATCCTGTGGTGCCATGATGCCTTTCAATACTGTGTGAATCCTTTGCAAACTCTCAGCAATTGGTGGCACATCGCCAGTGATGGTGGCATGCTGACTATCAGTGTGCCACAGACCGTGTTAACTCATCGCGGGCGGTTGGCTTATTATTTAGATGCTGGATGCTTGTATCATCACACCATGGTCAGTCTCATGCACCTGCTGGC